ATTCTACATATGGACAGTTTGCTGACGATTCTTCGTTCGAGATTATTCCTACATGGCAGAATAAATTACAAGCAATTATGTATGAAGATTCAATTTATACAAGAACATCTCACTATTCATATGAAATTAAAGACAACAAGTTGAGACTTTTTCCTACTCCGAGTTATTGGGGCTTTGATGATACTTCTCGCATTTGGGTTAATTTTTATGTCGATATGAAAAATGCGTGGGATAAAAATGCGAATTTTGATGACGGAAGAGAGGGCATCAACAACATTAATACTATTCCTTTTGATAATTTGCCTTATGTAAACATCAACTCTATGGGCAAACAATGGATCCGTAAATATGCTTTAGCTCTGTGCAAAGAGATGTTAGGACAAATTCGTGGCAAGTTTGCTACAATGCCGATACCGGGCGAAAGTGTTACTTTAAATCATGCTGAATTGCTCTCGCAAGCTAAAGAGGAACAACTTGCTTTAAAAGATAAATTGAGAGAAATTCTAGATAGAGTAAATTATAAGGAGTTGGCTAAGACGGATGCTGAAATGACGGATGCGGCAGTGGCGGCCCTTAAGAATTCGCCGCTCCCAATATTTGTGGGGTAACTAAACAATGAGCAACGAATGGAAAAGACCTGCGGCCCCTCCTCCTCCACTCTTTTTTGGCAAGAAAGAGCGAGATCTCGTTAAGCAAGTTAATGACGAATTAATTGAAAAAGTCATTGGTCAACAGATTCTTTATTATCCCATTGATCTGGAAAGAACGAATTTTCATGAATTATATGGAGAAGCTATTGAAAAAACATATTTGCCACCGGTGCGGGTGTATGCTCTAGTAGAGTTCACAGACTACTCCACAGATTATATGGAAAATGCGGGTATTGACAAAACGTGGGAGATTAATATACATTTTCACAAACGTCGCCTTACTGAAGATCAAAACTTATATGTGCGAGAAGGCGATTTTGTTTTATATGGAACTTATTACTATGAGATAGTAAAACTCTCAGAGCTTTCAAAGCTGTTTGGTCAAGTTGACCACAGTTTCGAAATTGCTGCACGATGCCGCCGCGCCAGAAAGGGATTATTCGATGCTACCTGATGATTTTGACTTTGCGATGATTCCGGCAGGCTCTCAACTTACATTAAGTGAGATAGGGATGCTCTCTTCTACTATTGAAACTATAGATTATGCCATTGTTTCCTGGGTTAAAGATGAATTACGTTTAAGTGCAAACACCAATGAAGGAACAACGCAGGTACCAGTTCTATGGCAAGCGCCTGAACGAGCTTATCAAATAAAACATGATAAAGCGTTGAGAGATGATGCCGGCGCCCTGAAGTTACCTTTGATTAGTGTGGAAAGGACAACCATAACTAAAGATCCTGCACGCAAAGGCGCCTTTCAAGCACAGGTATATTCGGAAGATAAGAACGGACGCACCGGTAGAATGGTGGTAGCTCGTAAGATAGTGGAAGACAAGACACGCAACTTTGCGGTTGCTGCCAACATCCGCAACGCCAATTACGGCTCCGGATCCGCGCAGCGCTATTATCCGAGAGTAAATAAAAAAATTGTAATCCGGTCGTTATCTGTACCGATTCCCATTTATGTAAATGTAGAATATAAGATTACAATTAAAAGTGAATACCAATCTCAGATGAACAGTTTGCTGCAGCCTTTTATGACCAGGACCGGTCAAATTAATTCTTTCACAATGAAGCGAAACGGTCACCTTTACGAAGCTTTTATCGATCAAGGGTTTGCTCACAACAACAATGTGTCTAATATGGGTGAAGATTTGCGTCTTTTTTCGTCCGACGTATCGATTCGGGTGTTGGGATATTTAATTGGAGAAGGCGAAAACGATGATCGTCCAATTGTGAGAGTGGAAGAAAACATCGTGGAAGTTACATTCCCTCAAGAAGGGCTCGCGGCAAAAGGCCCCGATGGTTTCTACATTATCAGTTCCTGAAGTGAAAGTTGGAATTTATTGAAGCTGTCAAAGCTTTTTGAAATCCAAAATACTATTTAAAGTATAATTGTGATACCAATTAAATCTATTTTTTAAAGAGAGGAACCACTAATGTCAGTTAAGAATTTTAAATTTGTATCTCCTGGGGTGTTTATTAATGAAATAGACAACTCGTTCATCCCGAGATCAGCGGAAGAGATAGGACCCGTTGTAGTCGGGCGCTCCACACGGGGCTTAGGTATGACTCCTGTAAAGGTTGCATCATACTCTGAATTTGTAGAAATGTTCGGAGACACAGTTCCTGGCAATGGTGGTGGAGACATCTCCCGATATGGAAACCTTCAATCTCCCATGTACGGCACATACGCAGCTAAAGCGTTCTTAAATGCTAATGTTGCTCCTCTTACTTATGTGCGACTTTTGGGACAGCAAGAATCGGCAGCTACGGGCGACGGTCTCGCCGGATGGGAGACCCTTAATGATCCTGCTTCAACGCTCCACGAAAACGGTGGTGCCTACGGCATTTGGTTGTTTGCTAGTGCTTCCGGTGACCAAGGATGGGAATCTAATTACTTAGGTACCGGCTCATTGGGAGCAATAGTATATGTCAACTCTGGTTCTACCATAGAATTAAGCGGTGGTGGCATTGGATCCGACGCCGGCGCGACCGCAGGGGACGCCCCCTCTGCCTCTTATGCGGGAGTGGCGAAAGCCGTTGCCTCCACAAGTGACGGCACTATTACGGCTATTATTAGTAGTTCTGAGAATGCTTCTCCGCGTATAGTAATTGATTTTAATTTTGATGATTCGTCTGATTCGTTTATTCGCAAGCGCCTTAACACGAATCCTCAATTGACGAGTGATGCTGGCACTTTTTATCCTTCTGCCTCTTTCAAGACTTATTGGTTAGGCGAATCATATGAACAAACTTTGCGCGATAACAGCCTCATTGGAGCCGCTGTGGGAGCAGCTATTGTACCTCTCGCTTTAAGCACTACAGTAGCTACGGGTCCCAACAACAAACGCCAAGCCTCTCAAGAAGGAAAAACAGGCTGGGTTATTGCTCAGGATTTGGGAACTGCCGGATCCTTTGCTATTGAAGATATGCCTAAACTTTTTCAACTAGTCGGCCGCGGGCATGGCGGATGGCTTCACAAGAATTGTAAAGTAACAATTGAAGACATTCGTAAGTCTGCCCTTTCCACTAGCGATTATGGAACATTCTCTGTCGTAATTCGTAGACTTTCCGATAGCGATAACGCTCAAGAAGTAATGGAAAGATTTGATTTGTGCACTTTAGACCCAACGTCGGTTAACTTTGTTGCCCGCAAGATTGGTGATCGGTATGTGGTATGGGACACGACAGCACGACGACTTAAGGAGTATGGAGATTACCCGAACCAGTCTAAGTTTGTTTATGTAAAAATGGATGCCGACTGCGAAGCTGGCGCGACAGATCCTCTGTTACTTCCTTATGGCTATTTTGGTCCGCCCAAGTTTGTTGGATCAGAGAACCTTACGAATCAAGGATCGTCACAGCCTTTGACACAGGGCGCCTGGTATTTTTATACTGGCTCAACTTTCGGAGCATTCCCAAGCGTCAACGCCAAACCATACCTCTCAGGAGCTACTGGGGGGACAGCAGCGCTGACGTCTTCAATGACTTTCCCTTCGGTAAGGTTGAGATTATCAGCTTCTGATGGCGGCATTTCCGACCCCACAAGAGCATGCTTTGGGATGTCTACAACGCGCGCCGCAGATAGCACCACTTTTGATCCCAGCGTAGGAGATTATCACAATATCCTTCGAGCCTCTTTCACAGGCGGCGGCGGTGATGGTGGCGCTACAGGAATCTTGGATCACGCTTATGTCTTCTCATTAGACGATGTTTGTGTGTCCAGTGGCAACTACTTCTATGTATCTGGCTCACGCCTCCTTGAAAATAGTGTCGCTTACGGCACGCTGCTAGCGGCAGGTTATGATAGCTTTACGATGCCTTTCTTCGGCGGCTTTGACGGATTTAACGAGAAGGTGCCAGATCCCATGTACAACAAGGGAATTCCAGGCGCTGGTGGCTCAGGGACCGGTACAGCTACGGAACAAAATAGTTCAGCTTACTATACCTGGAAGCGCGCCATGGATACAGTATCCGATCCTGAAGCGGTCAACATGAATATGTTGGTGCCTCCAGGACTCACGGTTGACTCTCTCACTCAGCATGCAGTTAACATCTGTGAAGAGCGCGCCGACTCCTTAGCGCTTATTGATTTGTCGTCGGTATATATTCCTTCGGCCGAGCAATATGACCAGGGTGATAAAACCAATCGAATTGGAACAACGCCTTCAGCAGCAGCTACAGCGCTGCGCGATAGGCGGATTGACTCCAGTTACGGTGCCACTTTCTATCCATGGGTACAGACTCGGGATGAAAACACAGGACGTCTCCTGTGGATTCCGCCCAGTGTAGCAATGATGGGAGTTCTTGCAAGTTCACAACGCAAAACTGCAGTTTGGTTTGCGCCAGCCGGGTTCAATCGCGGCGGCTTAACTGACGGAGCAGCAGGAATCCCCATTACGCATGTTTCTGAGAGGTTGACCTCAAAGAATCGCGACACTCTATACGATGCAAATATTAATCCTATTGCTTCATTCCCCTCCAGCGGTATTGTGGTCTTCGGTCAGAAGACTTTGCAAGAAGCCCAGTCGGCTCTTGACAGGATTAACGTAAGAAGGCTTGTTATCTACTTGAAGAAGCAGATTTCAGTTCTTTCTACAAAGGTTCTCTTCGAACAGAACGTTCAAGCTACTTGGAACAGGTTTACAAGCTTGGTTGAGCCCCTTCTTTCGAATGTGAAAAGTCAGTTTGGTATTACCGACTATAGGTTAATATTGGACGAAACTACAACAACGCCAGACTTAATTGATCAGAACATTTTGTATGCGAAGATTATGATTAAGCCGGCACGCGCCATTGAATACATTGCCATCGACTTTGTGATCATGAACACTGGCGCTTCTTTCGATGACTAAAAGATGTGAGGGGGATTTTCCCCCTACGCACTAATTAAAACTAGAACACACAGGAGTATCCATATTATGCCATTCTGGTCAGAAAATTTCGGTGAGAGTGCCGACCTCAAAGATCCAAAGAGAAAATTTAGATTTAAAGTAGAGTTTCAAGGTATTGGAACGTCTGCTACCGGAGGAGCATTGCTATGGTATGCGAAGACAAGCTCTAAGCCCTCCTTTCAAATAAGCGCGGCGGAACACAAATATCTCAATCATACTTTCTTTTATCCTGGCTCGGTGACGTGGCAAGATGTGACGGTAACTTTGGTTGATCCTGTAGATCCAGACATGACTGCAACTCTTTCCGATATCGTACAGTTGGCCGGATATTCTCCTCCCACTGATTCCAGCGATTTGACTTCAATGTCTAAGGCAAAGTCTGCCAGCGCATTGGGGACCGTAATCATCACTCAAATTGATGCAGAAGGAAAGGACCTAGAGCAATGGACCCTGTGGAATTCTTTTATCACTGAGCTTAAGTACGGTGATTTAGAGTATGGCGCAGATGACTTGACTGAAATTTCCGTTACTCTCAAGTATGACTGGGCTCGTGTGAAGACAGCCGGCGTCTCAACTGCCGCAGCCGGCGATGGTGCCAGCGAGTTCTTCGCAGGTTAAAAAAACAAGCTAAAACAAAACGAGGTGTATATTGGCTAGAAATACAGATCGGACAGGCGCACGAAAAACTAATGTAGAAGCGCCCCCTCCACCCGTAGTACAAAATAATAATTCAGAGGGCTTTTCATTTGTCGTCCCCACTGAATTTGTGGAGCTTCCTTCAAAAGGAAAATATTATCCAGAGGGTCACCCCCTTCATGGAGAAGATACTATTGAAATTAAACAAATGACCGCAAAAGAAGAAGATTTGCTCACGTCGAGGGCTCTCCTCAAGAAGGGGATTGCAATAGATCGACTCATTAAGAGCATTATTGTCAACAAAAATGTCAACGCTGATTCGTTACTGGTAGGGGATCGCAATGCAATCTTGATTGCAACTAGAGTCTCTGGCTATGGGAGCGAATATGGTACCAGTGTGACGTGTCCTTCATGTGGAGTCCAGCAGGACTATGAGTTTAATTTGAATGACGCTTCAGTTTACGACGGCAACGGCTATAGTGCCGACGAAGCAACTCTTCAAGAAGATGGAACCTTTATGACGGTTCTTCCTCGCACCAAAGTCGAAGTTGCTTTTCGTTTGTTGAATGGAGTAGACGAGCGTAACCTAGTGATGCAAATCGAGAATGCGCGCAAGAAACGACAAGATGAAAACCCCATTACACGCCAACTTCGACAGTTTATTGTTGCAGTGAATGGCAACTCGACTCAAGAGGCTATTAACTATTTAGTAGATAATATGCCCTCGAGCGATGCGCGCCACTTGCGTCTAGTTTATAAGCTTACAACGCCTAATATTGATCTTACTCAAACGTTTGAATGTAACGAGTGTGATTATGAGCAGGAAATGGAGGTGCCGCTCACTGCGGACTTTTTTTGGCCTGACCGATGAATACATCGAGAACGTGTATGAGCAGTTCTTTTTCTTAAAGTATTCAGGCGGTTGGTCATTTTCAGAAGCTTATAATTTGCCTCTTGGTTTGCGGAAGTGGTTTGTTGGGCGCTTAGTGCAACAGATTGAAAAAGAGAATACTGCCATTGAAGAAGCTTCTCGAGGATCTGGCGGCTCTCGCACTCAAACTTTGACTCCATATAATCAACCGCAAATTCCAGACAGCATGAAGCGATAATTACGGAATTATATTAGACAGGGCAATTGCTCTGTCTTTTTTATGCAAAAACTATTTAATGTAGACGCAAGTTTATAAGAGGTATTATTTATGGGAATTGGTGATCCACCCGGAGACAATCCGTCTCCCACACCCGAGCAAATCGCGATAGCTGAACGGTTACTAAACATAGGGCGTGAAACTACTCGAGATCTTCAAACGCGACTAGAAACACTGAACAAAGTCATTAACAGAGAAGGGGAGTATAGTGCCCTCATCAAGGATGAGTACGCAGATCGCCAACGGACAAAACTTTTAAGAGAGACAGAACTACAGCTTGAAGGACAACTTCTAGATGAAATGCGTAAGCGCATCCTCGCCGGCGCAGATTACCAGGATCTACTGGAGGGGATGAGCCCCGAGCAAAAGGCGCATTATCAACAATTAGCTGACAATCTGCAGCTGTTAGACGGTCAATTAAACTCGGTTGAAGCTATTAGAGACGCTCATCAGCGCATCAACACACAGCTAGCGGAAGGCACGCCTTTACAAACTAAGATGATGAAAGCTGCAGCCGATTGGGGCGCCGCGATGGAACAGGGCGCCAGAGCGACAGCCAGTTTAGCTTGGGGTAAATCTTTGGCGGGCATGGAAGTCGCTATTAAGAAAATAACGAGAGTTGGTGTCGATCTTATAATGCAATTTGATCAACAAACTAAAGCATTTGAACGTCAACTTCAATTAGGTCCGAGATATACACAAGCGATAAAAGCTAATTACAAAGCACTTAATGAATATGGGGTGAGCATTGAAGATGCCACCAAAGCTGAAACATCGCTTGTTAAAGCTGTCACTGATTATACAATGATGAGCGGCGCCGAACAGCAAGCTTTACGCACTAGTGGCGCGCTAGCCGCAGAACTGGGCGTGAACATTGAGGACTATGCGAAGGGTGTCCAGAATTCCATGAAGATGTTCGACCTATCAGTGGGAGATGCAATTGCAGTTCAAGGAGAGCTTGCGGCTACTGCGCGCATGTTGGGGCGTGATCAAGGAGAATTTGCAGCAGAATTTGCTGCCTCTGGACAAGCGCTAGCTAAGTTTGGCGATCAAGGTGTTAAAGCGTTTAAGGACTTGCAACATATTGCCAAGATTACAGGCATGGAAATGAACAAACTGTTGAGTATTACAAACAAGTTTGATACCTTCGAAGGCGCGGCAGAACAAGCCGGTAAGCTAAATGCAGCACTAGGCGGCAACTTTGTAAATGCAATGGACTTGATGATGACTACCGATCCGGCCGAAAGGTTTAGTATGATCCGCGATTCAATCTTAGATGCTGGTTTAAGCTTTGATGACATGAGCTACTACCAGAAGAACTTTTATAAGGACGCATTAGGTCTCGCAGATGTGGGCGACCTTGCGCTAATGTTGTCTGGAAATATGGATGATTTAGCCGGCTCCTCTAATCAGAGCGCTGAAGCCCTCATTGAACAGAAAGAGCGCGCCCAAGCAGTCATGAACATTCAGGATAAACTTAAAGCTATTCTAGCTGATAACGCTGACGGGTTTTTGAAATTAGCAGAGACCGTTCAAAAATTTGTGTCATTCCTGCAGTACATTAGCCCTGTTCTCAGGTTGCTGTTTCCATTTATGGTTGCGCTCCGTGTTGCCACTATGGTGCAAGCCACGGCAAATATATTCTTGGCGTCAAGCAACCAGATGGTAGCAGCTGGAGCCAAGAAGGCTCAGATTCCGCTAATGCTTTTTGCGTCGGCGCTCTCCGCCATCGCCGCCGGCATGCTTATGAAATCTCCGTCCCTATTAGTTATAGCTTTATTCGCAATGGCAGGAGCATTGTTTGCGCTTAGCAGAGTTAGCGACACATCCGCCGCTTCTATTCAAAAATTAGCAATTCCAATGATGCAATTGGGAGCAGCTATTTTTCTCGCAACAGCAGGTGTAGCATTAATGGCTGCAGCCTTCTCGTTGCTAAGTGTTGAACAGATGGCAGGCATGGCAGTCGTATTGCTTGCTATTGGAGTAGGGCTTTATTTCTTAACGCCTGCTTTGATAGCTGCCGGCGGCGCTGCAATGGGAGTTGCTCCTGGTTTGCTTATTTTAGCTGCCGTCTTCTTGGCAATTGGCGCCGGCATCGGCATGGCTGCAGCAGGCATCGGGCTTATGGGCACCGGTATGGCAATGTTGTTTGAAGCTATAGATGTTCCGAAAGCCGGCGCTCTTCTGGCGCTGTTTATAGGCTTAGGTGTTATGGCACCACTTCTCCTTCTAGCTTCAGTGGGCGTGGGATACCTCGCAGTAGCCTTCGCAGGGCTTGCACTTTCGATGGCACTAATGAGCACTGAAAAGGTAGCCGCTTTTGGCGAATTTATCTCCTCTTTGGGAGGTTTAACTGACATAGCAAATCTTGCTGCAGTGCGGTCTGAGATTGAAGGTATTATTGAGACCATTGGAAAGCTTGACACACACAAGACTCTTACATTTACCAGCAACCTCGAAGCGTTAGCGGATGTAGAGAAACTAAGCGCAGCCACCAATCGTCGTGCCGCTGCAGGAACCAGCGCAACGGTAGAAAAAATGGCAATGATCATTAACGGCACTCAAGGAACTGCAGCCCCAGCCGGCGCCGAAACAATAGAGAGAGTAAGACAACCTGTTACTCTTAAAGTGGACGGCGACGAGATGGCCAACTTTGTAATCGAGGTAGTAGGAAAAAGAGTTAAAGAGCTTAATTTGCACAACGGCTAATTAAGTTAATAAGGAGATATAACACAATGAGCAGCGATCCTAAATTTTTCAATAACTCAGCATACAATGATCCTCGCAAAGATGAACTGTCTCCACGCTATGATGTGGACGGCACAGATGCTCTCGCAAATAAAGGTTTTGTTTTGTCGTTTTGGCATGTGCCCTCGAAAAGATCGGTTTATTTTAAAGCTTTTATCACAGCTTTTAACGAAACTTATTCTTCTGATTGGAGTGGGGAATCTGTATATGGTCGAGCGGATCCTATTTATATGTTCAAGCAAACACAGCGCAAGATAACGTTGGCATTTAAAATCCCATGCTCTACGGCCGGTGAGGGTTATGAGAACTTGTCGAAAGTTCAAAAGCTTATTCAGTTTCTCTATCCGTCTTATGAAGATCCGGCTAGCGCAACCACTATCACACAATCACCTTTGATTCGATTAAAAGTAATGAACTTGCTGACTAATGCACAGAATGGCGCCGAGGGTCAAACACCCGAGCAAATATTTGATAACTATTCGTCAACTCGCGATGCGAATTTGGGACTTTTGGGAGCCATTAACAACTTAACGGTTAATCATAATTTGGAGAACCCTGACATTGGCGTGATTGAGAAGCCTCTTGCGCGCTGGTCGCGTCAAGAAGCAGTAGGAAGCGGCGTCACATTGGACGCAATTCTTCCCAAAATGATTGAGGTCAACTTGGACTTTTCTGCAATTCACGAGACAGCGTTGGGTTGGGAAAACAGCACTAACTTTAGCAATACAAACTTTCCTTATGGTGCTCCTAACATGGACGTCGACGATTCGATGGTGAAGACCCCATGGGCAGATCAGCCTGAATATGCAGCCGGCTGGGATGTTGCCACAATTGTGACCGGATCCAATAGCATCGACACAAGCCTCTATCCTGCATTAGATCGAGAACAAGAAGAGCCAGAAGGTTACACTCCAGAGCAAGACGCTGCCAATGCTGAAGCGCGCTATGCTGGAGTATTAGGAGACTTCCGATACAAGCAAGATGTAAAGAAGCACCGCGATACGGACAATGAATATATTAAATCCTCTATGCGTGGCGAGTGGGAATCTCAAAACGAGGGAGCGCAGACAGTATTTGGAACTGAGTTAACCAATCCCTACGACTATTAATATTAAGGAGAACTTTATTAATGCCAACAAGATATAAACGAAAAGACATTATTATCAATGCCAGTGAGTATTATCAACCTCTCTTGAAAGAGCGAGGGTTAAAGGCAGTTCGTCAATACGGCACGGTTAAGATAAAGAATCCTAGTGTATCCGAGAGGTCGCGCCATAAGACTACAGTACATCTATGGTCTTACGGAGATAGGTTGTATAACTTAGCTCACACATTTTATGGCGACTCTCGCTATTGGTGGGTCATTGCGTGGTGGAACGGTTACGGGTGCGAAGCTGACATAACCACAGGCTCTCCCTTGACTATCCCCATCAACTTGGAAAAGGCACTCAAGGCATTGGGGATATAAGCCATGGCTGGATGTTGGGATGGAGATGTTACCGATTTTGATGCTATTAAAGAACTAGAGGCTGCCTACGTAGAGGCAGCCTTGGGGATTCATGCGGCTGCCAATCCTACTCAAACTGCTGAGGACGGGTCACCTATTCCAACGACAGAAGGTGCGCCTATTTGGATTGACGCAAACATTGGCTCTGACTATGCCGACTACTCCGAAGAAGGGGAGAAGTTTTGGGAGAACGCAGGGAGCAATGCCAACAAGATTTGGGGAACGTGGATGGTGGGTAACTACCAAACGAGCGGACTTGGGGACACTCGTACAGCTTTGTTCAACATACAGAGAGAAATCAATACCCATCAAGGGCTCGACCCCGCTTTGATGACCGACGAGCACAGGGCGGACATCACAGCGAAAATTGAAGCTTTCAAAGAAGCTTATCCCGACCTAGCACAATGCACCGATGGACTGCAAAAACAGGCGACTGACGATTACAGAAAGTTTCTCACAGAATTAATGGACAAAAATGACATGTTGAGAGGTCTCCCAGAGGAGATTGCCAGAATCTCTGAAGGCGCAAAAAATTCAGCAGTAGGACAAAAGTGTTTAGCTGCCCGAGCCACCGCCACGGACCGAGGCGTCTCAGCGGAGGATTTAGCGAGCGTCCAATTCGACCCCGCCACATCTGCAGCTTGCGAAGCATATGATGCGGCCATGAGCAGGGGTGCAGACCTGAAAGAACGAAAAGAAGCTCTCGTTGCGTCCGCCACGTCTACCGGCAAAGAGGGGATCGTGTTCAAAGAGCAATGTTTTTTGTTAGGTCACATTTATCAGTTGTCTCAACTTAAACAAACGCTCGATGAAGAGCAGGCACTCAAAAGCCTTCCTTATCAAGGGGGCGGCACCAATGCATGCTTGTTGGCACAGGGCGATCCTTTTGCTTTTATGAACAAACTAACTCAACATATAGGGAAAGACGGAGATAGCAGCAAAGCAGCATTTTTTGATATGAAGACAGCACAACTCTCAAGCTTGCAGCCAATGATTAGATTATTTAAAGTTATCAGTGATAAGAAAGGCAACGAAAGCCAAATAGAAATGAAGTTTGATTCTTTTTATACGAGCATGGCATATCCTTGGGGCGCTACGATGCAAAGTGCTATTGATAGAGGTGCTGCCCCATTTTTACGAGGGGGTTTCATGGGTGATCTTGAAGACTTTTTGATGAACAAAAAGAGGCGTGGCCACGGAGTAGGAATTAAAAAGTTTACCTTTTCTTATGAAGCCGATAACCCTTTTGCAATTAAAAAGAGTATCAAAGCTAAACTAGTATTGCATGCAAATACTTTTGATGAGCTTTTAAGAGATCGGGGCGATTATTCTTATGCGGATTTGGCACTTAAAACCGGAGGGTTGCCTGACGGACCCCAAGGGTGTAAACCCGTAACCACTGATCAGATTAACCCGCTCGATCATGACGTAAGCACCGTACCTGAAACTAAATTAAACTTTCGTCTTAAAGCCATCGTAGGCTGGGCGCGCCCCGGTACAGATAGTTTGATTCCATCGGGCGATCCTCTCAAAAAAGCTATTGAAGATTCGTGCATTACTTTAAATCTCACTCCCACTATTCATGAGTTTAATATTGACGAACAAGGGCGCGTAGAGTTTGTATTAAATTATTTAGCATACGTAGAAGACTTCTTTGACCAATCTGTCTTTAATATTTTTAGCGATCCTACAGTCACAGTCAGTCAACTGAATCGCAAACTTCAATATCAAGAATATAATAAAACTTGCGAGACCGAAAAAGTAAACGAATTGCGGTCGTCTCAAAAAGATCTTATGCAAGCAGAAATTGATACTAGTATGCAGTCCTTAGTTACAAATTTGCTCAATGAAAGAAAAATTCAATTCTTAGATATTCCTTTAGCAGAACTGGTAACATTCCAGGCGGAGGGTCCCATCCGAGGAGAAATAGATTTAGCGCCATATATTTTGGGCATGCCACCAGGCTATGAACCAACATTAACAGAGCAGTTATCTTCCGATGTTGAAGTACGCACCAATGCACTTAGAGACGTCAACCCTGCACAAGCAGTGAGTTATTTTTATATTAGTGATTTAATTGATATTATTTTGAAAGGGATCGAAAAGACACTAGTGGACATCAGCGAAGGATCGGTTTCAGTGGGAAGCAGCACTGACGATCCAGAGGGCATTATAACCGAACAACAGATTATGGATGAAAGAGCCAATTATGTTCGCTACTTAGAAAACTTTAAAAAATTCAGGTTGTTGTTGGGACCAATGGAAATTGTGCATACCACTAAGGCGGATCCCGTCACCGGGAAGGGCGGCACCATAGAGAGTAAAATGATATGCATGGGCGATGTTCCCATATCTGTAAGGTATTTTATTGAATGGTTAACTAAAAAAATGTTAAAGAAAGATGAAGCCGTCTATCCGCTTCCCAAATTTTTAAATGATTTGTTTAACGAATTTTTAAGAACCTTCCTGAACAACGACACATGTTTTAGCAACGTTGCCAAACAGTCTACTAAACTAGCACAAGCTTCGCTGACTGCTTATAAAGAAACTGTTGATGGCCCCGATGAAATCACCGCCGCCATACAACGCACAACATATGATGTGCCACTGGATGATGCAACAATGCGCGCAAACAGCGATGCCTGGCGCCAAACTCAATTGTTGGTAGAGCAGGGAGTACTCCCTGCTGATGCAGTAAATGACGATATGATAACCGATGTACGAAGCGTCCCCGCTAAGCGCTTGCGTATCGACCGGTCTGAGCTTTCTTATCCATTATTAAGCATCTCGGGACAACGCGGAACTGCCATCGTCGATCCCGGCTTTGCGAAAGAAATTAATTATTTAGTTTATTTCGCTGCGCGTACCTATCCTACTGAAAAGATGAACGGAGACAAAGACGAAGATCAAACGCGAGGCATTTGGCATTATCAGATAGGAAAACCCACAGGCATCATTAAAAACATTAACTTAACTAAGACTGACGCTCCAGGTCTCAAGGAGGTTCGCTTTGAACAACAAGGATATGATGGGCTTCAACAGTTGAGAGAAATGTATGATGCTAAGATAAGCACATATGCAGATGTAAGTGCTTTTCCCGGCAATTATATATTCATCGACCCTGCAGGCTTTTCACCTAGTGTGAATAGCGAGTACGATTTGACACAATTGGGAGTGGGGGGATATCATATGATTATTCGTTCGGAACACACCTTTGGTCCTGGCGTGGCTAACTCTGAAATTACAGCAAAATGGGTAGCGGAGATAACGAAGCCTGGGTGTGTGGTGCCGAAGCAGGTTGATGAAGAGGACAAAGAAGTTGATTATAGTAAATGCACATTGCCCTCTCGTCAGGCGGCAGCAGCGGAGTCAGGCACATGAGCATTTATAGCGAAGACCCCAAAGCCGAATCGGTGAGCGAACTGTTTTATAAAAAAACTATTTATAATAATGATTCTATAACTTTAGGTTATGACAATTTAGTTGATTTTAATTTTGGAGAAAAGCTTTTATATGGACGAGTGACTCAATTGTTTGTACCTATGGAGACAATGGGCGCCGGAGCCAACATGAAAGCTCTTCCCAACAAGCAGGCTGTAGAGGAGAACGCACAGGTTATTAATTTTGTAGCTGATGCATTCAAGGGGCTCTCGCAAGAGTTTGAGCGCTGCGCGCAGACTAAAAAAATTGATACGACCGATCCTTTTTTGACCACCCTTAAAGTATACAAATCGTATGAAAAACCTCGTGTTCATTACCAGACACACCAAGCTAACTATACTAATGCACTTAAAGGCGCCTTCAAGGCGAAAAATGTGCACCTTGAAAATTTTGAACAATTCATAAAAGAACTCACAGCAGCACTGGAAGGTGCAGTCGGCACCACTCCTTTCACCTATCCCGCATATATCAAAAGTCGCCGCTGCCCTGCTTCTGTTTCCGGCTTGGCAATAGAAATTGCAAATTTGGATCCCAACAACGATAAAGAGAAAATGGAAAAGTTTGTTGAGAGTAACAATTGGGAGTTTTATTTAAATGCGTGCCGCTCTTATGGGTTTATGGTAGATAGACATATCCCTTGGCGCCTCGTTGCTGATATCGGCTCTTCCCCTATGATTCAATATGCCAGCGCTTATGGTTCTAATTCAACTCCCAAGGTGTTGGGGACCTATTATATGCCGGCTTATAATTCGTACTATCACACCTTTAAAGGCCAACTGTTGACGATATATAATAGAATTAAGCCGAAGTATATTAGAAAAACCGATGAATGTAACGGCAAGACAATCAATATCACCATTCGCCCCGCTGACTATACGCCAGCTTACTTGAATCTTAAGTTTTCAGAAGAATTTTTTTTAGAAACGTATTTTAAGATTAGATTCATGGAAGAAGAATCGCAGTTTTCACCCGAAGAGAAGCGGTTGCTTGTGGACGACTTGTTAGAAATCAACAGAACACACAGCGCAATGAAAGCAGTTGCACAATTTGAACGAATTCTTAATAAACCATTTGACTATCGTGGCTCTTTGAGTTATATTATAAAGAGGAAAAAGCTTTTAGAAGCTACGGAGTAAATTTGTTTTTCCAAACGCTTGATGACAAAAGAGAATGCGTTGGCGTGTATGCCAATGGCAAGTTACATTTTGATGAGATTCCGACAGGGCTTACCAAAACGTGGAGATATACTGGTTCCATTGTTGAGCCGGGTATTGAATATGCATGGCTGTATGCGCAAGGGAAAACCTTACAAGAGGCATGCCCCGAAGAACTTCAAGCAGACTTGGAGAGAGCCCAAAAGAGATTCAATGCTTATATGAAAGCCTTTAAAATTGGTAAGATTGACATGCGTCATCATTGCTTTTTTGACTTAGTGCCTGAAAATTTTTTAATGGAATTTTGCGAGATTAAGAACAAGGTCACAGAACACGTATTTAAGACTTATGAAAAGCCAACGAATTATGATCTGCTTGAGGGATCCCATCGACTTCTCCATAAGATAAAATATCAAAACCTTAATCTTAATAAAGAAGGATGTCGAGAACTCTATTATTCATCCCGTGGACGCAGCAAAGCCAACGAGCTTATGAAAAATTACTACTACGTAGACTACAACCTGTTTGGCACGGTCACAGGGCGCCTTACCACCTCTCCAATTTCGTTTCCCATGCTCACACTTAAGAAAGAATTTCGTAAGCTTGTAAAGCCTCACAACGATTGGTTTATTTCGCTTGATTACAATGCGGCCGAGCTTAGAACGTTCCTTCATTTGATGGGAGAAGAACAGCCAGAGGAAGACGTCCATGAATGGAACGTTAAACATGTATTTGGAGGAAAACAGGATCGCGAGACAGCTAAGACTTTATTTTTTGCATGGCTTTACAATCCCGAATCAGATGCTATCAAAGCGGATCAATATGATAGAAAAAAATTGCTTGACAAATGGTATGATAATGGATATATTAAGACACCATATGGCAGAGAGATTTTGGTTGACGAGAGAAAAGCTTTAAATTATCTGATTCAAAGCACAACCTCAGATCGTGTTTTAAGCAGGGCAATTGAGATCGATAAGCTATTAGAAGGGAGCAACTCTTTTGTTTCCCACATTGTACATGATGAAATTGTAATAGACTTAGACGACAGCGAACGACAAATGCTTCCCACTCTCAAAGGGTTGTTTGAAACTGATAATTTCAAAGCTAATGTGAGGGCCGCCAAGAACTATTTTGATTTTGAAGAGTTAAAAATATGATTTCGATAGTAGGACTCGGCACTGCTGCTTCTAGGATTGCCGAGAAATTCGCAGTGCTCCCACAATATAATGTATATTGTTTAAACAATAGTGTCAAGCGCACATCTAAATTTAAATTTAAATTAAAAACATATGAAACTCCAGAAGAGCACGAAAATAATGTGCCAGATGTTAGAAAGTTTTTTAAAGATGCGGACGAGCGAATACAATTTTTTGTAATGGGTGCATCTCTGAGTTCTAACTATAGTTTAGGGATCTTAGAGCAACTCAAAGATAAACAAATCGATCTTGTTTATGTTAGACCAGATGTGGACTTATTAACAGGCATACCCAGGTTAATGGAAAACGCTACCTTTGGCATTCTACAGGAGTATGCACGTTCGGGATTGTTCAACAGCATCACATTAATTTCTAATTTAAAAATGGAAGAAATTGCTCACAACATTCCTGTGAAAGAATATTATGACACTCTCAATAACATGATTCATTCTACTGTTCATTATATAAATTATTTTGAGCACAACGAACCTGAAATTGGAGTGCTAGCAAAGCCATCTGAGATTTGTCGGGTCCAAACCTTTGGAATATTGGACATGAAAAAACTTGAAGAAAAATGGTTCTTTGACCTTGACATCGACAGAGAGGTGTGTTATTATTTATGTATAAATAAAGAGAAATTAGAAACAGATGGAGGCTTGCATCGGAGAATGGTTACGATGCTAAAAGAAAAACCTCACAATGCCTATAGGAAGCTTTCTTATGGGATCTATGAAACCGAAACAGGTAAAGACTTTGGGTTCTGCGTTGCCCGCACTAACGTAGTACAAGAAACTCTTGACAAGCTAGAGCAAGAGTGATATATTAGATATCAAGGAACGCTTGATATACTATAGTCATACTAATAAGGAGAAAAAAATATGACAATTGACATGGAGCTAATGCGCCGCAAGCTCGCATCATTGCGCGGCGAAAACACTGACAATGGGAACTCTCCCTGGTTTAAACCAGACGAGGGCGACACGGATATCCGCATCGTGCCTACAGGCGATGGCGATCCGTTGAAGGAAAAGTTCTTCCATTATAATGTAGGGAATCACAGAGGTGGTGTGATGTGTCCAAAGCGAAACTTTGGCGAAGAATGCCCCATCTGTGAGTTTGCTTCTTCGTTATGGCGCGAAGGAGTTGACAACAATGATGAGGAAAGCAAGAAGCTTGCTAAGTCTCTCTTCGTGAGAACTCGGTATTTCTCTCCAGTGGTCGTTCGCGGCCGCGAGAATGAAGGAATTAAGGTATACGGCTACGGTAAGACCGCATACGAATTGCTTCTGGGCTATATCCTTGATCCAGAATATGGTGATATCACAGATGCAACGGAGGGAACTGATATTACTTTAACATACACCAAGCCCACCAAGCCTGGTGCCTACCCCCAGACGAGTCTCAAGATGCGTCGTAATACTTCATCCCTCCTAGGTGATACAGAGGCGATTCCCGCCCTTCTAGATCGCATGCCGGATTTTGATGATCTTTTCGAACGTTTAAGTTCGGTACAAGTAGACGCAATCCTCGATGAACAACTTTCTAATGATGGTTCCGCAGAAAGTCGTTCATCTGAGACGGCCAAGTATGCTCCCTCTGATGGTAAAAATGAGGTTGATCGTGCTTTTAATGAGTTAATGAGTGGCTAGTAATAAGTAGACTCTTGGGAGACCGAAAGGGCGCCTCGGTCTTAAATATATGGCGCCCTCATTTTTTAAAAAAGTTATTGACATTTAAAATCAAGGTGTTATAATAAAGACATCTTCAATAGAAGATAAGTACAAAATCTCTATCGCTGCGGCACTTGAGATTTTTAGACATTAACCGGCGTTTCGCCAAAAGGAGATTATTATCATGTCAAATGTACAAATTGTAGCCACCCAACAGGCTTATATTGTTGGATCACCCACCCGTCCAGGTTTCAACGGACAGGGAATTATTGACCTGAATGACTTTACTGGTCTACACCCTACTGAGTTTGAGGACTGTACCTTTTCTCATTTTGAGTTTCTTGATTTAAACACAGTAAATCTTGATACTGAAAACTTTGCCAACCTTGGTATTCGTGAGGATTTTGAAGGAATAGATGGCAATCGAATTGATGAACTTGAAGTTTCATTTGAGAACAATGGTTTTGAAACCGTTGATTGGCCACCAAGTCGCGACAGTAACGGTGAATGGATCGACGGTCGTGGGCGCGCCCAAGCAGCTATTAATCGCAAGGAGCGATGGCTGCCAATTGCAGTTTATGATTGCGAAAATGCATCAATCAGCAACACTGTAACCAATGGTATCAAAGGCAACCTTGGTGGGCGACCTTCAACCAAAGCGGGCTATAGAGATATCGTTACTGCTGGCGTTCACTTAGTGAATGCGGGCGAACTAGACGCGGATCGCCTTAGCGATATCAATAATTGGCTCAAAAAGCGTCTTGAGTTGTGGCGCTACTTTAAGCCGGATTTGATTACGAAAATGAGTAATTCTATCATTGAAGAAAGCACACGCGATGAGTCTTTAATTCTTCGCAAGAAAACCAATGCTTGGCATTCATGGATCGAGCGTAATCTTAAGCTTGATCGCAATAAGAACGAGTACGTTTTGGTGAATGCTTCCGAGAAGTCTTACGACACCTACATTCAACGCGTCTGGTGCGAGAGTATTTTGCCAGCCATTGTCGAGGGTACCGATCCGGTAGATATTATTTTCTACACTAGTGTGTATCGCCCGGGCGAAGCTCGAAACGGACTAGCTAAATCAATTAAAAAACTGGACAACCTTTACAACATGTCGTTCAGTTTAGTTGAGAGTCAGCTTGCGTCGGTCAACGTTGATTTGGATGCATTTTTGAAAGCGACCGGGAAGCAACTCGATAGCAGCAATAAGCCATATAACATCATTGGTGCGTGTCCACAGATTGTGGCTAGTCATGATTATGAAAGTGGCGAACTTGTTGATGTGGATAATTACTAATGAAAACTCCACTGCGTTACCCTGGCGGTAAATCTCGCGCAGTTAAGACGATAATGGAATTCATTCCCGCAGACTGTGGGGAGCTTTGCTCCCCCTTTCTCGGGGGTGGTTCTGTTGAGTTAGCTGTGGCCGAGAGAGGAACGAAAGTTCGCGCCTACGACATCTTTAAACCTTTAGTCTGGTTTTGGGAATCTCTACTGAGTACACCGCACCAACTAGCCGAAGCAGCCGATAGCTATCGCGTCTCGCATCCGGATTATTTATTGCGCAAGTCGCGCAAAGACGAAGAGCTTGTTCCAGTACGAGGGCTACTGAAGGATGAGTTCCACAAACTGCGAGAGGAACTTCGTACTGAGACGACTCACTCTCTGCAAAATGCAGCCAAGTTTTATGCGATAAACCGAAGCAGCTTTTCAGGCGCCACCTTCAGTGGAGGCTTTTCAAAGCGCGCCTCCTACGCACGTTTTACCGACTCGTCAATTGACAGGATTCGAAACTTCAAGGAGCCAAACCTAACAGTGGCACAGGCACACTTTAAAGATTCGATCCCTAAGCATCCGGATGCATTTTTATATCTCGACCCTCCCTATATGCTAAAGAAAGAATACATACCAGAGCATGCTGATGAAAGAACTGGCAAGCTTATTGATGGATACTGGATGGATAGAGACAGGCTTTATGGAAAAGACGGAGACCTACACTCATCATTCGACCACAAAGGCTTGCATGATATTTTGACACAGAGAAAAAACTGGGTTCTTTCTTACAATGACTCTCCAGAGATTAGGGATTTATATAAAAATTATAAAATCGTTGACGCTGAATGGGCTTATGGCATGAAGAACGTGAAACAAAAGAAAATGGGTTCTTCATCAGAGATACTAATTATAGGGTGATGCAAATGAAACCGATAATGGAAAACTGGCGTGGGTATTTGACAGAAGGACAGACGGGGACTGCCTTTGAAGATGTGGTGGTGGCGGTAGCTCGCGGTGATGATCCTGGCGAGAAAGGAACGCTGGCATATAAAGGCTCATCCTATGAGGACTTAGCCATTAGAGCATTGGCAAAAATGAATCCACCCGTACTCCCCGGTGGTGATCCCCAGGCGCGAAAGGTTTCAGGAAAGGGAATCTCCGGAGATCCTAAGACTGATATCATCATAGATGGAAAGAAGATTTCGTTGAAGTTGCCGGGACCTATCCAATTCGCTTCAGGTGAAGCGGCTTCTAGTTCAGAGGCAATGATTTTAGCGCTAAAGGATTATTTAAAAAACCACCCTGACGAGATATCAGACATAGAACACACCCATTTGGAGACCCTTAAAAATTCTATTGATTCATTAATTCAAAAGCTTAAACAAACAGTGGGAAAGAAATATCTTCCTCAAGGGTCAGGCGGGGAAGGATATATCACCCAATTAGCTGTTAAGGCGCGCCAAGACTGGGATCGAGGAAAGTGGGCAAGCGGGAGCCAAATTCCTACA